CTCTGCATGAAGTAGTCTAGCTTCTGATAGAGCTTCTTTTGTTTTTTGCTTGTCAGAATACAGCTTGGCAGCTGTCTTAATTCCCATACCTAAAACATTGAACCACATTATTCCATCCATGGCTTGTATTTAACTTTGCCATCCTCCCTGTAAGCTCTTAGTGGTTGATTTCTATTATGATCAGTTGAGTAAGAGCAATGAATCCAGCCTGATGTTGGTTCATTATCACGATAAAATTCTAATATAAGCTGATCGTAAGTTAATTCGTTTCTAATCCATAAAGCTAGTTTTTTATTATCAACACCTGGTATTTCAAAGTCTGCTGCCGCAGCATTATCATCTGCACAATGTTGGCTGGTAGGTACGCTACCTATCTCTATGCAAAGCTGAGCAGTACGGAAACCACTAGATATAATTAATGGTTTATCAAAGTGTGATCTAACAGGCTGTAATATATTTGTAGCCAATGCTTTTAAATTTTCTATTTGTGCAGGGTTAGGATTGTTATTAATACCTTTACGTTCTGCAATCTGAGACTTGGTAAGTTCGTCTAAGGATATGTTAGCTGTAAGTTTCATCTGTTGTAATATATCTTAACCTTTAATTTTTTTTGTAGTTCTGTCAAGCCTCTATTTATCAATGATCCCGCCTTTCTAACATACTTATCTTTAGGTGTATAATCAGATTTTCTATAGTTTGCGGTCTTTACATCATAGGCTTGATATTCACCTGTGTTAATATCTAATACTACCATATCTATTGGTCCAATACCCATGGCTGGTACAAATACTAATTTGTCAGGATCTTGTGCAAATTTAGCTTGTGCAATGAGTTCATTATATAATCCTACTGAAGCTGTTTTGTTTCGTTTAGCCATTCCATTTAAAAAAACCTATAATGGTCGCTATGAAACCACCAAGAATAACGAGAAAAGCAACTGCGCCTTTACCTTTATTCATATCAGCTCTTAAATCTTTTATATCTTTACGCATTTCATCGATGGCTTTGAACAAAGTTTTCATACGTTCAGCACAAACTTTCTCATGATAAGAAATTCTTATGCTGTTATTTTTTTCTGCGTACTCTTTAATTTCCTTTGCACTTACAGATAATCTTTTTGATTTTCTTTTTGCAGCCATCTTTTAATTCTTCCCAAAATATTTTTATTTCTTCTACTAACATCTTAAAAAACTTATCCATATATCCTCCTATATTTCTTCTATGGGTTCGCATTTAAAGTTAATAATAACTCTATTATTATTTACAAACTCACTACCCATTTCATTATTGATTTGAATAGCTCGTAAGTACCCAGCATTAGCACATTCTATCCAAGAATTAAATGTTAAAGTGTTGTGGATTTCACCAGTGCATTCTGCTGCTACGACTGAACAAATTTTTAAAATCAATAAATACTTCATTCATTCTGCTTATCAGATATGAATTGGTATTAATATTGATATTAATGACTAGGGTTTTGTTGGAAAGGTAACAGCATCAACATCAGCAGCTGTTGCGTCATCAGCCACAGTACCAGGTAAATCTCTTAACTTCTGTCTGTAAGTTGTCATCGCATCAGTCATTGTTACATCAGATAAACCATAATGATCTGTTTCTTTAAGCAAATTATTTCTTTTTGCTCTTAGATTAGCCATTGATCTATCTTTTGCACCAGCTTCCCAAGCCGCTTCTTCTGCGTCTCTTGCCGCTTCTTCTTCTGCTGTGAGTTGAACTCTCTCACCATTTACCATTTTATATCTTGGCATATTGTTCTCCTTGTGTTTGTGTTATTATCATAATTAAGCTACTCCGAAAAGTGTTATTTCACCAGCGTCTATATTTCCTGACGACATCTTAAAATCTATGGCATCTATTGCACTTGTAGTATTCCCATATCCAGCAGTTCTATAAGTTGATGAATAAAGGCTATTATCAGTAGAAGATTGAGATATATGTACAGCTGAAATAAAATGCTTCACAAACGTATCGCTAGATGGTTCGAATAAATGCAAATATCCTGACGCACAAGAATCATTTGTATCAGCATCTATTGCTGGTGCTAAACTTTGATAACTTGTACTTTGTGCTAAATCAAAAGAACCAGCATAAAAAAGTGATGCGTTTGTTCCATCTTCTTGTTGTTCTGACGCAAAAGCTGTTGTAGTTTTTGTGACGTTATAGTTAGAACCACTGTCTGTTGAAAAATTAAATTGAAAATGTGTATCATCAGTAGCTGGGTGAATATTATTAAAATAAAATATGTATTCTTTATAAGTGCTATTAATACCTGATGTGAAGCTAACACTAGAAGATGAACTAGCAGTTTGCTTAGATATAAAAACTAAATTACCTAACTGTGTAGTTGTTCCTACTGCTGTTGCGTCTTTTACTGCTCTGTTATTTAATTTAATTAATGCCATCTTAACTCTCTCTTAATCCATACATTTTTATGACACCACTATCTATGTTTCCGCTAGAAAATTTAAAATCTACACCATCAATAGCAGCAGTTACATTACAATATCCAGCTGTATAACTATCAATAGCACTATCTCCCTCGTGATAAATAAGTGATCTAGCAATAAAATGTTTAACAAACGTAGTATTAGATGGTGAAAACAAATATAATTCACCTGATGCACTTTCATCATTACCATTTCCTACGGCATTTGTTATTGGTTGATAACCTGTGCCTTGTGCTATATCTTGTCCAGTATCATAATTAAAAGCAGTAGAAGAATCAGATTCATAGTGTAGTGCGAAAAAATGAGTTGTTGTTTTTGTAGCATCAAAAGCTGATGAACCATCTCTAAAATTAACTTGTAAAACAGCGGCATTAGTAGCTGGGTGAATATTTATAAACTTAAAAACATAAGTATTATATGTGCTATCAATGTTAGAAGTAAAAGAAGATGAAGCTACTCCTGATGTAATATTGTTTGTGGCAAGTAAAACCATATCACCACTTGGTACGCTATCTAAAGCAGTAACAGCAGATATAGAATTGTTATTGTATTTAACTAACGCCATATAATTTTATAACTCCTGAATCTATATTGCCTGAACTCATCTTGAAATCTACTGCGTTTATTGCACTTGTAGTATTAGCATATCCAGCAATATAATCATTTACACTATAATTTGATGATGAATAATTATTACAATTACTAATAAAATGTTTTACAAAAGTTGTGCTAGATGGTTCAAACAGATGTAAATATCCACTTGCTGTTTGATCTGCATCTGAACCAACAGGAATAGCTAAAATTTGATAACCTGTTCCTTGTGCAAGATCGTTACCAGTTATGTAAGATAATTGAGTTGTTGAACCAGACTCATTGTGTATTGCTCTAAAAGAAGTTGTTGTTTTTGTTACGTTGTAATTAGACCCACTATCAATAGACAAATTAAATTGAAAACTTGTATCATCAGTTGCTGGATGAATATTATAAAACTTGAACACATACTCTTTATATGTACTGTCTATTCCTGTTGTAAAAGATAATGAGGAACTGCTACTAGCTGTTTGAGTAGAGATTAAATTTAATCCACCACCACTAATACCTGATGGTATTGCTGTTATTGCTGAGAGTGAGTTGTTGTTGCAAAAATTAAGAGCCATTTTTTACTCCTAATTAATTCCATAAACTTTAATAATACCTTCGTCAAAATTTCCTGAAACAGGTATAAATTGTATTGCATTGTATTGATCGGTTTCGTCTGCTGTATATTCACCAGCACCAGTAAATGTTACAGTTTTGCTTGCATCATCATGTGAAACTCCATGTGTGTGGTAAGTAAAATGTTTAGAATTGTCAAATGGATCATTTATATACATTGTAAAACTACATGCTCTTTTTGTAGCAGTAGTGAGTTCATTTGGTAAAAGAAAAAATCCTGAACTTGAACCACCATCAGATTCTCTTTCTTCATTACCTGAACTATCATATCCTGAAACAGCATAAGCATGTTGAGCCGCTGATTTATAATTAGAACCATTATCGCTACTAATTTTTAGTAATATATTTTGTGCGGCATCTAAGGTTATATTAGTAAAAGTAACCATATAATTTTTGTAAGTAGAAGTAATAATTGTATTACCAAAACTTACACTTGCCGTATTTGCTGAAATCGTTGTTGTAGATAATAAAACATGAGTTGGGTCAGATTTAATTAATGAATAATCTATTCTTTTTATCGTACCAGCATCACTTACTAAAAACTCATCAGTATCATCAGGTGCAGTAGCCAAAGCCGTTTGACCTGAAATAATATCATTATTTAATTTAGCCGCAGTTACTGTATTGTCTGATGGAACTCCAAGATCAAGAACATTACCAAGTATCATTACAAAGTCTATGACATCACCTGTTGCTAGGTTAGAAGCAAAAGTTAATGTTGAACCTGATACAGTAAATGAATCTGTTGGTGCTTGAAGAATACCATTAAGAGATACAAGCATATGATTAACGCTTTCAGGAACGACATTAGTTCCGCCTACTTGTAATGTGTATGCCGCTTGACCATTAACTACTGTGATTGCGTCACACTTTTGAAAGTTTCCTATTGTTGGACTTTTACCAATATAAGCCATTATTCAAATACCTCCCATCTTGTATGTAATTCATTCCACACATAATTTTGACCATCATTAGGCATTGCAACTGGACATTCATATCTACAAGTCTCTGCATTTAAAATCCAAGATGGATAAGGTTGAGGTGGTATAAAAGCATCTTTTGTTTGATTATAAGTGTGACCAATACCAGCAAAGTTTTTTCTTATATTTGAATTATAAGATGTCTGTTTCCAAGTATCATTAGTTCCATATAAATTATTTAAAAAATCTATACCAGCTTGTTCAGTTGTAGCAACATTATTTGATACAACTTCAACTTTTTCAACTATATTTCCTATACCTAATTTTGCAAAATGTGCCATAATAATCTCCTATGCTGTGTAAGTTCCACTTGCTGTAAATTTAATAACTGTGTCTGATCCATCTGTTGTAACAGTTGGAGAACCTGATGTTGTTCCTGTATAATCTGATGTTGCTACTCTTAAAATAACTACACCACTTCCACCAGCAGCAGAGCCACCACTACGACCAGCACCACCGCCTCCACCTAAATTAGCTGTTCCAGCAGTAGCCGTTCCTGTAGAGCCACCGCCTCCACCGCCTGATCCACCAGAACCAGCAGTTCCATTTTCAGAAGTACCACCTCCTCCTCCTGCATAAGTTACAGCAGAACCTGTTATGGAATTTGATAAACCATTACCACCATCACCTCCAGCATTTGGACTAGCATCTTGACCAGCAGCACCAGCACCTCCGCCACCACCTCCAGCAGGGGTT